CCACGCGACAATCGCTTCTGCGACGATTACGGAAGGCTCTCGAACTCAGGGATCTGCCTGACGACGCCTCACCGGAGGCGCACGAGCGTCTCCGACTTCTGAGGGCGATCGAGCTAGAGCTCTGTCGCAGGGACGAAGTCTACTGGTTCAATCAGTGGGTCTGGACGTACAATCCGAAGCTCGTCGGAAAGGTCGATTCCGACGGAACCAAGATGGACGGCTGGCTCCCGATGGATCTGTTCCCCAAGCAGGAGGAACTGGTCCGGTGGATCCGGGAGCGAAGCGAGCGCAACTAGGACGGACACTGCGCGAAGTCCCGCGATATCGGGTTCACGTGGGTGTGCGGCGGGTACGCGCTTCATCATTGGCTGTACGTGCCGGGATACAAGGCGAACTTCGGCAGTCGCAAGTCCGAGTACGTCGATCGTCTGGGGGATCCGGACTCGATCTTCGAGAAAATACGAATGATGAAGCGGCGGCTCCCGCACTGGATGCAGCCGAGTTCTTACAGGGACAACTCCTCGCTCCTCATCAACGAGGACATGGACAGCACCATCCGCGGCGAGTCCGGAGACGACATGGGTCGCGGTGGTCGTTCGAGGGACTATTTCTTCGACGAGTTCGCGTTCGTCGAGCGCGCGGACAGCGTGGACGCCGCGTCCACGGCGAACTCCGACTGTCGCATCTTCGGATCGACGGTCAACGGCATGAACAACCTGTTCTACAGGATGCAGGCCGACGACCGGCTCAAGGAGAACCAGAAGTTCAGGTTCCACTGGAGCGACGATCCGCGCAAGGCGAACGGCACTGTCCGGGACGAGGACACCGGAGAAGTGGTGTCCTGGGAGAAAGCCACTCGCCGGAAGATGGAGCCCTGGAAGTTCGCTTCCGAGTACGACATCGACTACGCGGCGTCCGTCGAGGGCATCTGCATTCCTGGCCACTGGGTCGAGGCGGCCAAGAAGCTCAGGCTTCACGTGCACTACACGCCGCCCGTGCGCGGCGTGGTCGGCGCGGACGTCGGCGGCGGAGGCGAGGGCAAGTCGGTCGCCATCGCCAGATACGGCGCGCTCGTCATGCCGCCGCGGAACTGGGGACACGGCGACACGATCCAGACCGCGACGGACATCATCGACTACGCGAAGGCGCAGCGATTCGAGCGGGAAGATGGCTTTGTCTGCGAGATAAAGGTCATCAACTACGACAACGTCGGTGTCGGCAAGGGAACGCAGGACGCGTTCAAGCGCAAGACCCTGAACGGTGTCGCGATCAATGGCGTGAACGTCGGTCAGAGACCGACGGAGACGAAGTGGCCGGACGGCGAAACCAGCGAAGAGAAGTTTGCCAATCTGAAGGCCGAGCTCTGGAAGAAGATCGCAGAGCGCTTCCGCAAGTCCTGGCAGAAGATGATCTGGATCGACGGTGATCGCGACAACCCGGAGGCCAACGACTGGCCGATCGAGGAATGTATCATACTTCCGTCGGAGAAGGGATGTCCGGCGGTCACGACGCTCTGTGCTCAGCTATCCACCGTCAAGGTGGAGACCAACGAGGTCGGCAAGGCGATCATGCAGAGCAAGAAGGACATGAAGAAGAATGGCATCGCCTCGCCAGACCACGCGGACGCCCTGGTGCTGACCGAGGCTCCGGCGGGAGTAGTCGAGCGGTGGATCGCCACTCTAGGACAGAGAGGAAGTTAATGAAACAGTTCACGTTCAAGGCGGACATCACCGAAGAGGATGTCAACTATCTCGAGAACAGCGCGAGCATCCGGCGGACGAGTGTCTCGAAGATCGTTCGCAGAATCGTCGAGACCGTGATCCGAGATCGGTTGATCCTCAGCGTGCTCGACGACGAGAGCAAGCCGTCTCCCGGAAAGACCTACGTGAAGGCCGGGCGGATCATGGCCGGGACTCTGTCGACCGCGGTGACTATCGGTCGCAGCTCGTACCGAACTCCGTCCAAGGCCGAGCTCCAGGCTCAGCTCGCCGAGGCGGCTCGCAACACGGCCGCGATGCAGAGCGGGGAATAGCGCGTGGCGCGCATCACCAAGAAGACCCAGGCTCGTGTCGCCCGCGAGCAGAAAGCGTTCTTGCGACCCCCCGCCTCTTCGGGCGGGAAGACGCGCGACAGCTACCAGAACTTCGGGCTCAATCTGGGCATGGGGACGAACAACGCGCTCGCCGGGAGCACGTACGGATTCAACCCCATCACGCGCAACCGCCAGCTTCTCGAGTGGATCCATCGTGGATCGTGGCTCGGGGGCATGGTCGTCGATCTGGTCGCGGACGACATGGTGCGCGCGGGCATCGACATCACGTGCGACGCAGATCCGAAGGACATCGAGGGCGTCCAGAACGATCTTCAGCGAATGGGCGCCTGGGACGGCGTGCGCGACACGGTCGCCTGGAGCCGACTGTACGGCGGCTCGATCGGCGTGATCATGATCGACGGGCAGGACTACTCCACGCCGCTCGACCCGGATCGAATCGGCAAGGGTCAGTTCCGCGGGGTCTACGCCATCGATCGCTGGATGGTTGACCCGAGTCTCAACGATCTTGTCGCAGAGGCCGGACCCTACTTCGGCATGCCGAAGTTCTATCGGGTGACGTCCGACGTCCCCGGACTCCGCATGAAGCAGATTCACTACACACGAATCATCAGATTCGACGGCGTTCGTCTTCCGTACTGGCAGCGAGTGTCCGAGAATCTGTGGGGCATCTCGGTGATCGAGAGACTCTACGACCGGATGGTGGCGTTCGACAGCGCGACGCAGGGCGCGAGTCAGCTCGCCTACAAGAGTTTCATCCGGACAGTCAAGATCGAGGGACTTCGCGAGCTGATCGCGGCTGGCGGCGACGCACTGAACGCGCTTGTCGCGTCGATCGAGTTCATGCGCCAGTTCCAGGGGATCGAGGGCGTCACGCTTCTCGATGGGAAAGACGAGTTCATCCCGAACACGGGCGGGAACATGACCGGGATGTCCGAGATCATCCTTCAGCTCGGTCAGCAGATCTCGGGTGCCACGCAGATTCCTCTCGTTCGTCTGTTCGGGCAGAGTCCGGCCGGGCTCAACTCCACGGGAGAGAGCGATCTGCGCACGTACTACGATGGCATCGCGCAGCAGCAGACGAGATACCTGCTCATGCCGATGACCGTCATGGTCCGGGCCGCCGCGCTGTCCGGCGGATGGAAGATCCCGGACGACTATCAGGTTGTGTTCCGTCCGCTCTGGCAGTTGTCCGAGGAGCAGAAGTCCGAGGTCGCCAACCGCGACACCACGACGATCTCCCAGGCCGAGGAGCGTGGTCTGATCAGTCAGCAGACCGCGATGAAGGAGTTGAAGCAGCAGTCCAAGGTGACCGGCCGCTTCACCAACATCACGGACGAGGAGATCGAGGAGGCGAGCGAGGACCTTCCGCCGAGAGGCGAGGAGGCCATCGCTCAGGAGACCGACGCGATGAAGGATCGCGCAGAGACGATCGGCAACAAGGCCGACGACGAGAGCCGAAACGATCCGAAGGACATGACATCGCGAGACAGCGAGTACAGGAAACGAATTCGTTTCTATCGCGCCAAGTGGGGGGCGCAGCACATTCCGGTGCGCGACGCCCTGCCCGTGTCAGAGGTCTGCGGACTTCCGATTGCAATCGAGACGGTGCGCGGCAGCATCCGTCGGGGCGTCGGAGAGAATGGACCGTGGGAGTCGGTCATGCCCGCGGACTACGGATACATTCGCAGGGCGCCGTCCGCCGAGGGACCGACCGAGTGGCTGGACTGCTTCGTTGGTCCCGTGCGATCGGTCGACTGCCCGGTTCACGTGATCGATGGATACACTCCGCTTGGCGAGTTCGACGAACACAAGGTGATGCTGGGCTTCGAGTCTGCGCAGGACGCGCTCACCTGTTATCACTCGGCCTACAACGATGGCAGGCGGGCGGGCGCAGTCACGACCATGTCGTCGCCGGAGCTTCAGGCGTGGTACCAGACCGGCGACGTGAATCTCCCGCTCGGTGAGAAGAATCTCAGGCTTCACGCCAATGGAGCATAGATGTGAGACGATTTGACAGATGTCTGCTTCGTGCGATGCAGTCGCTCGGGACAGTTCTCCTGATCTGCGCTCTGCTCGCCGCGATCGCAACGATGGCGCGAGCCCGCGACGTGGACGGCAGATACGCGGGCTCCCCGCTGCACGGTTGGTTCGAATCGCTCCAGTCCAAGTCCAAGTCGCCGTGCTGTTCGGATGCGGACGGACAGGCTCTCGAAGATCCAGACTGGAAAACGATCGGCGACCACTACGCAGTTCGTGTCGACGGGAAATGGATGGACGTTCCGCCGGACACGGTGGTTCCTCCGCCGAATCTAGCCGGACGCGCGTACGTGTGGCCGGTCCGTGACCACAGGGGATTCGTCTGGATCCGCTGCTTCATGCCGGGACCGGAGGGTTAGATGCCGCTTCAGTCCGGGTCGTCGCGGGCCGTCATCTCGCACAACATTAAGAAAGAGATCGAGGCGGGCAAGCCGCAGAAGCAGGCGATCGCCATCGCGCTGAGCAGGGCGAGAGGCGACGCGGAGACTCGCGGCAACGCGAACTCCGGCATTCTTCATCTGGGAAAATCTGGTCCTGGTAGCCAACCGGTCTGTGGTCGTCGCGACGCGTACATCACGCTGGGACGCGCAGAGTTCGACAGGACTCTCGGACGCAAGTGCAAGGCGTGCGAGAACTACGTGGAGCGCAGAGTAGCGGAGAAACCTGTCGCTGCGAAGCCTGCACCTGCACCGAAGACTCAGGAGCTTCCGCCGTGGGGCACCAAGGCAGCGCGCGACATGACTCAGGCAGAGATCAGGTCGTGGCTCACCAAGAATCCGCGCAAGAAATGGCGCGAGATTCTCGAGATGGTTCTCTCTATGAAGGTCATGAGAAACGAGGACAGCTACTTCCACGTCTATGAGAAGGACGGGAAGTTCTACTGCGACATCGGTGGCAGCGTCCACGGCCCGTACCAGACTCGCGCGGAGGCGATCATGAAGAAGATGACTGGCGACAAGTTCTCGAGCATCTTTCGCGATCACCTGATCAACCAGGGCTCCGTGCTGGCCGTCGATCCGGCTGACATCGAGGAGCACGCCGCGATGCACAAGCTGATGGGTGATAGTCTCGGCTCCATCTTCCGAGACACGATCATGAAGGAAGAGATTTGCGACAATCTCTCCGATCTGATCGAACGCACGCGCGGCGGCATCCGCGAGCAGACGGGTGACACGTGGAACGAAGTGAAACGCGACGGACGATACAGACTTCTTGAAGGTACTGGACCAAATGGTGGAGACTGGCGCGTCCTTGGCCCACGCGGCTTTGACGCCACGTTCAGCAAGCGCGCGATAGCCGAACAACAGATGGAACGAGAAGCGGACCGTCGCCCGTGAACCCGCATCGCGGTTTCGTCGGCTTCCAGACGTTCGGCCAGGGCTACGATCCCGTCGTCGGTGCGCAGCGCACGGGCGACCGGAAGCGAGTCCGCGAGACACCGAAGCAGCGAGCCGCGTTCAACAGCGCCAAGAAGTCCGAGGCGAAGTACGCGCGCCAGCTCAAGCAGGTTGCGAAGCAGGTCGGCGACATCATCGCTGGGCTCACGCCGAAGGGCGGAGTCCCAGATCCGGCCGTCGTGGAGCGGGCCATGCGCGCCTACTCGGATCTCCTGCGTCCGTGGGCGAAGGCCGTGGGCGCGCGCATGCTGGCCGACGTCTCGAGGCGCGACATGGCCGTGTGGAAGGCGATGTCCGGCGAGATGGGCGCGGGCATGAAGTTCGAGATCGCTTCTGCTCCGACTGGAGAGGCTCTGCGTCGTCTGCTCGACGAGCAGGTCACGCTCATCACTTCGATACCGACGAGGGCGGCGGAGCGCGTGCACAAGCTCGTTCTGGAGGCGAAGTCCGGTGGGCGACGCTACTCGGAGATCGCGGCGGAGATCCAGCGCAGTGGGCACGTCACCAAGTCGCGCGCCGTGCTGATTGCGAGAACCGAGACTGCTCGCGCCGCGAGCGGTCTCGTCCAGGCGCGAGCTACATACATCGGCTCGGAGGGATACATATGGCGCACGGCGGAGGACGGCGACGTGCGCAAGTCACACAAGAAACTGTCCGGCAAGTTCATCCGGTGGGACAAGCCACCGGTCACCGACGGCATGTCCGGTCACGCGGGACAACTGCCGAACTGTCGTTGCTACCCCGAACCGGTTCTGCCGGATCACATCCAGTAGGAGATACGAACTATGAAGCTTCACAAGACCGCTCTGATCGCGCTGGTCACGACCGCCCTGGTCTCGGCGAGCGTCGTGCCCCCCGCCCTCGCGCAGACTCCGTCGTACGGCTCGCCGGTTCTTCAGCGTCCGACGTTCTCGGCGGGTGCCACCTTCACCTTCCCGCAGACCGGAGCTGGTGACGCTGCGTGTCTGGTCGGATCGGCGACCAAGACCATCCGCATCACCAAGATTCGTCTGTCGGGCACCGACGCCACGGCGCAGTCGGCAGTGATGAATCTGGTCAAGCGCACGACCGCGAATTCCGGGGGCACCTCGACTCAGCCGTCGATCGGCTCGTTCGACAGCACGCTGAACAATGGCGGCGCGACTGCCGTCATGAACGCCTACACGGTGGTTCCGACTCCTGGAACGGGCGTCACCATCGGGTCGGACGTGATCAATCTCCTGGCGACCACGACCGCGACCACGGTCTACGAGCGCGCGTTCAATCCTCAGAATCAGCTGAATCAGCAGTTGACTCTGCGTGGCGTGGCGCAGTCGGCGTGCCTGAACTTCCCGAACGCGCTGAGCACTGCGGCCGCCTCGCTCAGCGCCACGTTCGAGTGGACGGAGCAGTAGTCGTGTTCCGCCGCTTTCCCGTCTCGACAGTCCTGGGGATTGGTCTTCTGTTCGGATTCGCGTCGCTCTCGCTCGCGGCAGTTACTCCGCTGCGAGTTCTTGGCGGCAACGCGTATCGCAACCTGACCACGGCTGCGACATCCGTGCTCAAGAGCTCTCAGGGTGTTCTTCACAGCGTGTGCGTCAACAATCCGTCGGGCTCGGACACCGTCACAATCTACGACAACACGGCAGCTTCCGGCACCAAGATCGCCACGCTCGCGCTCACCACGTCGTCCCCAACGGGGTGCTACGTGTACGACGCGACGTTCAACACTGGACTGACCGTCGTGAAGAGCGGCACCAATGACATCACGGTGAATTACCAATGATCAACAGTGGCTCTCAGATGCACTTCTACACCACGGAGAAGATCTCTGGTCGCAGGAGCCGCACGCCGGAGGGCTTCCTGCTGATCGAGGGCGTGCCGCTCGCGCGCACGGGCACTATGCTGTACGGGCCGGACGAGACACCGATTCCGGGCGGCCCGGACGGCCTCGTCTACATCGAGCGTCGACCGGAGGAGGTGTTCCGGCCGGCGACCGTGGCGTCGGCCAACGGCAAGGACATCTGCAACGACCACCCACCTGAGGACGTGGCTCCTGCGAACTGGCGAGAACTGTCCCATGGTATGATCCTTTATCCTCGTCGTGGAACCGGCATTGAGGATGACTTCTTACTCGGTGACATCATGATCAAGAGCCGGGAGGGGATCGAGCTCGTCGAGAGCGGTAAGGTCGAACTGTCCATGGGGTACGACGCCGGATACGTCCAGACGGCGCCGGGACGTGGCTACCAGAAGGACATCATCTACAATCACGTTGCGCTGGTCGACAAGGGTCGCTGCGGGCCGCGCTGTTCCATCGGTGACCATGTCTACATTCAGGAGAAGCCCATGACGACTTCAGCGGCGCGAGTTGCCGACAAGAAGCCTGCGAAGGGCGTTCTCGCGCGGGCGAGGGATCGTCTGCTCGGGGCTGTTCGCGCAGGCAAGACCATCGACGAAGAGATGCTCGAAGAGACTCTCGGCGATGACGAGAGCGAGGAAGTCGCGGAGGGGCGGCGGGAGCCGACCTTCGTGATCCACAATCACCACGGATCAGGAGACACCGAAGTGGCGAAAGAAGACGAGGACAAGAAGACCGAGGACAAGATCCGCAAGATGATCGCCGATGCGATGGGTCCGGTGCTCGACGCCCTGGACGCGCGCCTCGCCAAGCTCGGCCGCGACAAGGAGAAGGAGGAAACCGAGGACAACGAGAAGGAGGAGACCGAGGACAACGAGAAGATTCTCGGAGCTCTCGAGTTCGAGGCACCTCCCGGCACCAATGATCGTGCTCGCAAGGCGCGCGATTCGGCATTCCTCGTGGACAGCTTCCAGCAGACCATTGCTCTCGCCGAGGTGCTCGCCCCCGGTATCCGCATCCCCACCTTCGACCGCGCTGCGGCTCCGACCAAGTCGCTGGATACCATCTGCAACCTGCGGCGCACGGCGCTCGATCACGCCTATGCGCACGACATCCAGGTTCGTCAGTTGGTCGACGCTCTCGCCCCCGGCGGAGTCTTCAAGACCATGGACTGTGCTGCTCTGAGGCCCGTGTTCATCGGCGCCGCCGAGCTGAAGAAGACGATCAACAATGCCTCCGGCCACGGCCGGACGACGGACTTCAATCCCTCGACTTCGGCCTCGGTCGGCGGCTCGAAGCTCACGCTCGCGGACATCAACAAGCGCAATCGCGAGCACTACGCCAGCAAGCGCTGATCGGTCAAGGAAGGAGAACAACCACAATGACCAAGAAGATCTTCATGCCGTCGATCCTTCGCCGGGCACTGCTCGGAGAGAAGGACATGGGTCGGGCTCGTGTCGGAGACGCCGCGTTCACCTACCGCATGAGCGCCGGATTCCAGGGCGATGTCAATCGAACGCATCCGTTCTCGGTCGAACCCGCCAAGATCAATGTCGCCACTCCGCCGCTCGGCTACGGCTTCGCCGTTCTCGTGGACACCGCGACCAACAGCGTGCGACAGCTCGCTGCCGGCGACGCGGGGGGCACCTACATCTACGGCGTCACTGCTCGTCCCTATCCGACGCAGCAGCAGTCCGGGGGCATGAGCAGCCCGTTCGGTGCACAGACGCCTCCGGTGACCGGAGTCATTGACGTGCTGCGCTACGGCTACATTCTGGTTCCGATCGTCGGCGCCGTGACCAAGGGCGGGCTGGTCTACGTCTGGGCTGCGGCCTCCGGTGGTGGTCACGTCC